AGCGGCTGAGGCTGCGGCGGAGGAGGCAAAAGCTCTTCGATGTTCTGGACCTCGAGGGCCTGATACATCCGGCGGTACGCTGCATGCAGGTTGTGCATCTGCGGGTTGGACTGCGCCAACTGGAGCTGCGTCTGTGCCAGCGTGACTCGCTGCGCCATCGAAAAGATGTTCGGGTCCGAGACAGGGATGACATCCACGCGGCCGTCAAAATCCTCGGCCTTGATGGTGCGCTGGGCGCCCGCCACGTCGTACGGGTACTCCGGCGGCAGGTTTTCAGCAAAAATGCGCGCCAAAATCCGGAATTCAGACTTCTGCGCGTAATGTAGGCGCTTGTGGATCGCCGACATCACCTTCATGCCGCGCTCGAGCAGCGCAACCGTGGTGCCTACCGGCGCCTCTTGGTTCATGTTGCCGGTCTGCTGGTCCGCCAGCGAGACAAAGCGCCGCCCGCCCTCGATCAGCGCGCCAAGCAGCTGAACCAGCGTAGCCGAAGGCTCCTTGTACGGCAGCGGAATAATCGAGTCCCGGATGCTACCTCCGGGGGTGTCAATATCGCGCCACTCGCCCGGCTGCAAAGGCTCGTCGTTGTTGCGGACACGCACACCACGGGCCTTAAACCCGGCAGGCAGGTTAGCCAGCGTGCCGGCGTCAATAAGTTGACGCAAGATGCTGGTCGCCGCACGGCCCAGGCCGCCGATCATGTGGATCAGGCCGAACCCGTAAAAGCCGAGGCCGGGCATGAACTTGTAATGCACGAAGTAATGCCGCTTGCGCGCTAGGTCCGAGTTCTCGTCGAAGTTCCGGCGGATCGACAAAACTTGGCTAGAGCCCTCGTCTATCGTTACGATGTAGGGCAACTGGATCCCAGTTGGCTCACCCTCTGGGTCCATGTCCTCGAACCCGTCAAGGTCCAGATCAACATGCATCTCCAGAAGTGTGTACACATCGTCTGTGTACGATTTGCTCGTACCTTGGATCTCGTCGACCTTTTCACGGACAGTGTCCGGGCCGCCTTCGTAGCTGGTCAACTCAACGTCGCGGTAGAACCCCGCAACTTGGAGCTTGCGCACCTCGTTGGCGTCCATCCGCAGCACATGCGTGATCCGCGACGCCGTCTGTAGGTCAGAGGCCGAGTACGGGACAACCAGATCCTGAGCCGGAACAAACTTCGAGACCGCACGCTGGCGGGCTTCGTCGAAGTAGACCTTCTTGAACGTCGAGCCAGACAGCGGGAGATAGAACAGCAGCTGATCCATGTCCGGATCATACTCTTCCATGATCTCAGTGATCTGGTAGTTCATGTAATGCTTGACCCGCGAAGCTTGGTCCTCGCGCGCCTGGTCTTGCACACCCATAACCTGCGTTTGAACTGGGCCGCCAGCCGGAAGCAATTCCTTGTACGCCTGCGCTTGGAACTGGGTCACGCTTTCTGAGATGAGCGGATGCGTCACGCCGGACGCGCCCTCAAAAGGCGTGCTGCGCTCTTGGTAGTTCACGCCCAGCTGATCTAGGCCCTTGGTGTAGCCCTCTTCCCATTCGGAGCGGGAGGACAGATCGTCCTCATAAGCAGCCTGCAGTTCACTCGAAAGCTCCCCGAGGTATCCGTCGTCCAAGTACTCAGCTAGGTTCGCGTTGTGCGGGATCAGCTCTTCCTGGCTCATCTCTTCCATCGCCGCAGCCAGCGCTTGAACGATCGCGCCGCCTTGGCCGTCCTCAGTGACAGACGCGCCGCCCTCAAAGGTTTCAGGCGTCATCACAGGGACGTCAACCGCAGACGAGTCCATCGCACCACCAGCGGATGCCATGGCTGAATCTACGAGTGAGCCCATTGGGCGAGGTGGCAAAGCCATCAGTAGTACTCCCGTTTACGAGGCGCGTACTCTTCCTCGTTCTCTTCACCCTCAAGGGCGATCAGCCCGCCCTGCCGAAAACGCATAAGGGCCAACGTCATGCTATCACAAAAGTCGTCGTGTTCGCCATTGGGAAACGAAGCGATCTCTTCGATGACTTCATCAGAGAACTTCTTGTCTTTCCGGGGGCCCACACCCAGACCCGGGCTTCGGAACAGCGGCGATACCATGTGCATTCTTGTGGTCTTATCTACACCACCGCCGCCCGCGCGTCTACCAGGGGAAAACCCAAGCACCGGAATACCCCGCGCGCGAAGCTCGTCCATAAGCGGGCCGCCCGTGGCCTTTTTCTCGATGATGACCATGTCGGGATCCCAGTACTGGCACTCCTCGTAGGCCACCTCCTTGAGCTCCGGGAAGTTCCAACGCCCGCGCCGACCATCCAACAGCATGATGTTGTCAGGCCCACCCTCCTCCGGCGAGAATATGCCCCAGGTTGTGATGGCCGAATAGTCGGCCGTCTCCTTTTTTGAGAACGCGGTGTCGTAGGCCTGCAGAACGTACTTCAAAGGAGGGATGTCCTCCTTGTCCCACATCTTCCACCACTCCCGCTTGATGAGCGCCGAGGCCGTGCCGGTGGGCTGCTGCTGCCACTGCGCAGACCATTTCTGTACGGGCAGCGAGGCTTTGATCGAGAGCAGCGCATCTTTGTCCCAAAACTCCGGCCATAGCGGGTCACCGCTGGGCATGATGGCCGGGAACTCCACGACTTCCCACTGGTCGGACATCGTATCACTGGACTGGGCCTGGAGCAGCCGACCCGTCAGGTCTTTCTTGCCCCAGCGCGTGTTGTGGCTGACGATGCCATTCGCGATGAAGTTTTCGGTCCGGTCTACCTCAACGTCAAAACCTCTTCGTCCCCGTCCGGAACAATACTGACAACCCTATCCGTTGTGAAGTTGGAGATACTTTGCTGCGGAGCGGAGTGTCTCAGGGTTCTTTCCATACCCGACGGCAAGGTTACAGTCGTTGCATAAGAGGCCTCGGACCTTTCCTGTCTCGTGGCAGTGGTCGATACATAGTTTTCCGGCCCAGTGAGCGCGAGTGTTTTTTGCGCCAGGTTCGCACCCGCAAACATCGCATCGATTTTCTCGCTGGAAAACCATGTCCTCGTATTGCTCAAGAGTAATTCCGTAGCGATGCTTAATGCGATGCGCGCGGGCGTGTAGCGGGTCTTTTTTGCGCTGGTTTCTTTTATTGTAGCAAGATCGGCACAAACCTTTCGCAGATACTGGGCTTGAGCAATGATCAACTGCGCATTCAACACCGATCCACTTCCCATGATGCCCAGCTCGCGGCGAGGGGCGTTTGGGTTTTTCCGGTGGTTAAGACTCTCGGCTTTGGCATGCCGAGCAAAGCCCCGGTTTTGTTTCTGCCCTAGAAGGCCTGTTGCATCCCGAAGTGATACAAGTTCCATCCCCGGGCTCAGATCTCGCAGCTTGACCCATTTTACGGTCCCTTCTTCTTTGACGAGAAACGGGTGCCTCTCGTTCGCTCGAAGTGTTCTGCCAGATTGTGTCAGTACCTTAAAGACCGAGTCAACACCACTTGACTGCCAGTTGTTTATTTTTGCGGTGCTTAACCGCCCTTTATCGTAGGTGACAACTATATCTCCGGGTTGCACATCCCTAAGAGGTTTTTCTACGCCGTCGGCCATAAGCACAGGGGTGTCCCCTGTCATACACATGACCAAGATGATAGAAGCCCCCGGCTGCAGACGCTGACGAGGACCCGAGGTGTACCATTCGTACGCGTTATCAAACGCGCTCTCGCTCATTGCGTCCTGCTCCGAGTGCGGGTCATCGATGATGAACAATCCGCACCACGGCCCGGTGACAGCGGCGCCAACACCAGCAGCAAAGTACTCGCCGCCCTTGTCTGTGCCCCACTTGCCCGCACCCTTGTTGTCCTCTTTGAGGTTGGTGTTCGGGAAGATCTCTTTGTACCTGCGGGTCGTCGATCAAATCTCGGACCTTGCGGCCAAACCGAACGGCCAGCTCTGTGTTGTGCGTGGCCTGGATGATCTTGAGCTTCGGGTTCCGGCCCAAGAACCAAGCGGGCATCAGAAAGGACGCGAACTCAGACTTGGAATGACGCGGAGGCATGTTGATGATCAGCCGCTTCAGCTCGCCGCGCGCCACGCGCTCCAGCTTTTCAGCAATAATCCGGTGATGCTCGCCCTCGATGAAGTTCTCATAGACGTGGTTGGCAAACACCATAAAGCTGTCCGTCGCCGTCTCGCGTATATCAAGCTTCTTCTTTGCCTGCGTCAGAGCCAAGATCTGCCGAAGTACATCGTCTGGCAGCGCGTCAAGATCCGACATTCAGCCGCTTTCTGTAGTTGCCGCCGACATGCTCAAACCCGAGCCGCTGCAAGAGCTCCCCGGTCCGCGCTGCGTGGACATTGGTTGTGACGCCCATGTAAAGCTCCGAGGCCCCGCGCTCAACAGCCCAGCTGCTGAACATCTTGAGCAGTTTGACCGCGGTCCGTGAACCTCGGTACTCGGGCAGAACGTACCAGACGAAATCGCTGGCCAACGCGCCCTTGCTGAAGAAGTAGGGGGAGACCGAACCTGCGATCATGCCCACGGCCTTGTCGCCGTCGTACGCCAGCGCCCCGAATCCTGCAGGATTGTCGACCACCATCCGTATGATGGACTGGGCCGACTGTTCGATGTCGAACTGCACAGCGACATAGTCGCTCTCTTCCTGCATCGCGATCCCTAGCTGCAGGATGTCGCGCAGGCGATTCGTTGAGAAGTGTTCGTATTGCATCAGCCCAAACTGGCGAGGCCCATCTGCTTCAGTGCTCGTGTCCCACTTCCTGCGGCAGGCCGACGAACAGATGAATCCAGCATCTGGGTCCGCGGAGTCTCCATCATTCCAGACAAGTCTAGGTATGCCAGAGCATCGGGCAAAGAGTCAAGGAAGGAGTTGTTTGAAGCTTGTTCCTTGCCCTCAGGTCGAGCAACAGGGCGGTACGAGCGCTCAGGTGGTACCTTTGCACCGGGGCTGCCAAGGATCTTCTCGACGTAGTTCTGAGTCTCCTCGAACGGAGGGATGCCGCCGTATTCCATAACGGCACCCGGTCCTGCGTTGTAAGCGGCCAGTGCCAGAGGAATGTCTCTGTCAAACTCGTTAATCATGGCGCCGAGGAAATCCGCAGAGAAGCGAATGTTCTCTGCCGGGTCCATCAGGTCTTCGGCCGCCAGCGGGCGAACACCGTAACCGGGATCTCGCGCAGTATCTGGCATGACTTGTCCAAGACCACCAGCGCCTTTTGGGCTTACAGCAGAGGGGTTGAAGTTGCTCTCCTGCGCAATCAGCCGTCGGAACAAGTCCACGTCTATCCCTACCCGCATCGCGTTTGCTACGATCAAATCGTCAAATGCTGTCGGCTCCGCCATTAGAACGATCCGCTGAACTTTGTGCCCGAAGACTGACCGGGCTTGCAGCCGCGGACCATGCCGCCATCTGCGAACTTCTTGGCAGGGCGACCCTGATGACCACTGCCGAAATCGTCGTAGTCCCGAGATTCACGCTCCTGTGACCGCAGGCTGCGCTCTTCAAGGTCCTGCATCGGGCGATCGGGCCGAGCAATAGGACGGTACGAGCGCTCAACAGGGTTGGGGCCAGACAGAGCTCCAGTGGTGGACATCTCGTCGTAAGGCTTCGGGCGATCACGCTTTTTTGGTAGGCTTCATGGCTGACTCCAAGGTCCAAGGTTCGAGGCACTATATCAGGGATTAATCATTTCCTCAATCGTCCTTCTTTGATTAGCCTCGTTGAACTCCGGCACCGAAATGCGCGTCGTCGCAGACACAATCAAAGCTGCTGGCTTGACCAGCAAGACCTGGCGATCCAGCGCTACAAAACAGGAGAAATCTGCCGTCTTCTTGCCAGTGAAAAATTGATAGTGGTTGTAATGGCGGACCCTGCCTGTCTTGGCGTCCCTGCCGTCTTTAGCCGGCTGCGAAGCAGCCTTCACTTCGACGGTGACTACCCGGTCGTGCACCAAGCACCAAAGATCTGCGCCCTGACGGTTCACGTGATGGCACTCAATGCCATACGACTCAAGAATGTAAGCCGCCAGGAACTCTCCCCGACGGCCCGTCTCTGTATTTGGTGGCACAATGATACCCTCTAAGCGGGTAACTACCACGGGTACAACAGAAGTTCTACCCTAAAGCAGGAGCTCTTTGTACAGCTCCATGACCTGCTTCTCCTCCAAAAGATCTGCAGCGTCACGCTTGCGCTCAGCCAGAAGCTTGCGCAAAGCCTTGACATTGTAGCCCTTCGACTTGGCGATCGTGAAGATGTCCGACTTCTCCCTACCCAGATCGATGACCTGCGCGTCAATCGCCTCGAGATCCGTAACGTATACAGCCAGCTCTTGGGCCGACGCCTCAGTGGCCTTGGAGTTATGCTGGAAGAAATCATCCTCGTGCTTCATCGGTACTACGCCCATGGTTCTCGCTTTCTGGTTCTTGGTTCTCGGACCTTGGTACTGTGCTGGTTGTGGGGAGTCAACAAGAAAACTCAGCGAGAACCTCTGTTGCGCGCCAAGATCTCATCCAGCATGTCCAGCATCGTACCATCAGGCTGCCGGACCACAATGCGCTCTAGCTCATCAATCGGGATACCGCCCTCATACGCTGCCAAAGTACCGGGCTTTCCGACCAAGCCTACGGGCTTGCCTTCCGACAAGCTGTTGAACACAGATGTATTGAGTTCTGGGGTTTGAGCCGGGCCAAAGTAAATCGTAGAACCCGCGCCTTTTCCGTACCCGCCGGGCTTTGGACGCACCAAACCAGAGCGCACCATGTCCTCGAGTTGATCCATCCCCGTAAGACGAGTTGCGTATGGTGCGTTCGATGCCGCAAGGACCTCGCTGACAGTAGCTGGGCCCTCTCCCCTAAAAACATCATCTCGACGAATAACAGCGCGCCCAGCAGGTGGTAGAAGGTCCTCGCCCGGAAGCCTGCGGACAGCCTGACCAGCAATCCCCACGCCGGGTATCGCAGCAGATAAAGCAAAGAGGTCCGAGGTCCGCTGACCAATCTCCTCCGGTGTGGCGTCCTCCGGCAGCGGTTGACTGGCGCGGGCATAGGCTTCTTGAAAACCCGCAATCAGATCATCGACCGTGCCCTCCGGGTCAGCATACGCTTCCTGAAAACCCTCAACAACACCGCTGCCCATCGCCTCGGCCGTACCAAAAGGATCCCGCCGGAGTGACTCACCCAGCAGCTCGCCCGTCGTGTCCACGTCGTTATCAAAGCCGATGATGTTGTCCAAAAACATTATATCCAACCGCCCCCGCCTCGCGCAAAGGCTGACGCAAATTAGGAGGGATGAATCGGGAGAAGTCTCTGTCAGCCATGATGAGTCCAAGGTTCAAGGTTCAAGGTCCGCGTTGCTCGGATCATACACAAAAATCCCCCCGGCGCAAAGGCCGAGGGGAGTTTGGGAGGCAGACAGGAGGAGAGAACCAAGGACCGTGATGCCGACCTTGCACGGAGGGCGCTCTAGGTGCTCGGATCATGAGCCTCGGTTCTTGGACCTTGGTACACGGACCGTTGTACTGTGTCAACAAGCGGGAACGTAAAAATATGGCGCATAAATTTGGGGGCAAAAGTTGTACGGCGATTGTACGTACAAATAGGGGGTGTGGGTACTTGTGGTCTACTTGTTGCCCAACGTGAATAGGCCTGAGTGATTTTATTCTTCCAAGAATAAAGGGCGCGCGCACCGAGGGCGGGGGCCGAAAAGGGGGGATAGGGGGTCGCGGTCGGGGCCGATGGCCGGATCGGTCGGGCACCAGTTACCCCGACGGGGCGGCGGGCGGGTCGGGCGCACCGGACCGGGCGCGGCCCGGTCGGGCGAGATGTGGCATAAATGTCACATAAAAGAAAAGATGGGGCGGCTTGTTGATTAGTTGTTGATTAGTTGTTGACGGCACCCAATCACGTCTGATAGACAGGGTCTATCGGATCAAGGTGATTCGATTTTAACAAGGAACGTCCCATGCAGTACAACTTCACAGACACCGGATCGATCCCCGTCACCATGACGCTGACGGTTTCGGACATTGAACGGCTGGTCCAGATCTTGGATCCCATTGCCAAGGATGACAGCCATCCGCACCGGTACCGGGCCGCAGACATCGTGCGCCAAGCGCGCGACGCGCACGAAGCACCGGAAGACGCTGGTCACCTACG